GTCGTGGCCTGGCTGCTGCCGCTCGGCACGATGTCCTCGGAGGACTGGGTGCCAGTGGCCAGCATGGCTGGGAGGTGAGACGCCTTGTTCTGGGCGCCGACGAGGCCGAATGTGATTTGGGTTAGCGCCATCTGTTGAGCACCTTCCTGACGCGGTCAGCCAGCCGCCGGCGCCGGGCGAGAACAAGGGCACGGGCGATGTTCTGGGGGTTGATCCTGGGCCGTACAGACGGGCGCCATTGGCGCGCGTCGTCGTGCGGCCGGGTTTGGGTCACTTGCGCTTGGGCTTCCTGGTCGTGGCGGCGGCGATCGGTGGCAGATCGGTTCCGATGTCGGGGACCGGCTGCAGCGCATCGGCCGCCACCATGTCAGCCAGCGTCAGCGCCGCGCCGATGTCGGGCGCCTCAACCGGCAGAGCGACGGGACCGGCCTTCAGCGCGGCGACCTCGGCCTCCAGCTCGGTAATGCGTGCGCGCGCCGCCTCAAGCTCCCTGAGCGGGACGAGGCGAGTATCCGCCACATCGCCCAGGGCACCCGAACCCATCTCGATGAAGTACGGGTTGCGCGCGAGCTTGGCCGCGGCGCGCGGGTCGGCTACATCCACGTTCTGATTGCGCGCGAACCACAGGCCGAACATCTGGATGCCGGCAGGATCGACGTTGCCATCGCTGGCGCCCGTGTCGCGGTGGGTGCCGATGTAGGCGAAGACTGGCATGCGTGCTCCTATTGGGCGATGCGCGACGGCTTGACAGCCCGCAGCGCGAAGATGAAGGAGCCGCCCTTGACCTCGGAATGCGCGACATCGAAGTCGGCGGCATAGACTGACCTGTAGTCAGTCATGGACGTGACGCCGACCTGACGCACGTATTCGGGCTGGACGAGGAACGCGAGCATCTCCGGCCCCATTGCCCGCGTGTGGCCAGGGTCCAGCCATGCCCACGCGCTCGACCAGTGCGGGCTCGTGCCGGCGATGATGCCGCCGGGCTTCAGGATGCGCCACCACTCCGACCACTCGGCGAAGAACGCCCGCCAGTCGCCCTGCCGGCCGAGATGCTCGAGCACTTCGAATGCGCGGATGGTGTCGAAGGTGTTGTCGTCGAACGGCAGAGGCCTGCAGTTCAGGTCGTGAACCACGTCGGGCTTGTGCGCTGGGTCGATGTCCAGAGTGACCAGCTGGCCGACCCACTCCTCTGTCTCGTCACCAATGCGCAGCTTCTTGTTACGGCTTCGGCCACAGCCGGCAAGCAGGTGCTTTGGTTCGGTCACGCCTTGTCAGCTTCCTTGGTAAAATCTCCCTTCCACACATAGCGGCCAGCATGCGTGAGGGGGATGTTCGGATCGAGCCAGATGTCGAAGCCGGCATTTCTGGCCATCAGAGAGAACGCAACATCCTCGCCCCACCACATGTTGATGCCATCCGGGAAATCCGGATGGTCGATCTTGGCCTTCGGCAGGATGTCGACGAGACCGGTCGGAAAGAGATCGACGGCAATGGCCGGGGCGCCAGGCTTGCTCATCTTCTCGTAGAGGAAAGCGCGGTCCTTGTAGTGCTTCTTCCACAGCGCCTCCATGACGTGACGCTTGATGAGGAGGAAGCCGGTTGCGATCGTCTCGGCCTTAAGCAGGCCGCGCGCATTGGGAATTCCATCGCCGAGCCTGATGGGCCATGGGGCCTCATCGCTGGCGGGGTCGATCTTCTTGGGGTACGGGGCAACAACGATATCCCGGTCGTGCTGGATCAGGTTGCGAAGCGCTCCCACTGGAGCGCCGACATCATTGTCCCAGAAGAAGAGGTGAGTGCAGTCGGTCTGCAGGAAGTGGTACGCTAGAGCATCTCGGCAGAAATGCACGTAGCAATTGCCATGCAGGAACATGGGATGGGCAGTCATGCCCCCGGTGTAGAGATTGAGGACCGTTCCCGTGTAGCTTGCCGTGAAGTCCACGTCCGGGTTCTGGTAGGACGGGACTGCGATGAAGATCTTCGCGTCCATTTTTTCTCTCGCGAGTTGATTTTTTTGACGCGACGACAGAATCAGATTTGCACACTGAATTAAAGATTGGCGCGGGCCATTTCCACAGCCCGCGCCATTGTCATTACGAGATAACGATCGGCGCGACGCCGGTCGTCACGTTGATCTCGGGATCGACGAAGTAGGAGAGCCCGACAATCAGCGTGCCGGCTGCGGCCGTCTGCGCCCCGGTCAGAGCCGTCATCTTGAGACGGGTGGCCGCCGCAAACTTGGTGTACCGGCTGGTAGTCACCATCGAGGCGACGCCGCCGGTAGTCCCAACAGTGACGGTCGAGAACAGAAGGTTCGTCGTGGTTGCGTCACCGATGTGGAACACGAGCGAGGTGCCGGTGTCGAGATCATCGGACTTGACGTAGCCGTCGACGATGACGGCGCCGGCGGGCACGTACATGAGCCACGTGATGTCGCCGGTCTGGAGTGCCGTGGTCGGCAGCTCCACGGTGGCAACCGCGTGAACCAACTCGCGGTTCCAGCCGGGCCCCACAGCGGTATACCCGCTGCGGGCCTCGGGATGCGTGAATTCACCCATGGTCTAGCCCTCCTTATACGCCGACCGCGGCGAAGAAGCCGGTCACGATGCCGTTGTCGATCTTGTCGCCGGACACGCCGTCCTTGCGCTGGATCTTGTTGACGCCGATCATCTCCTCGATGCCGACACCGGTGAAGAAGTCGTAGTCGTCCTCCTTCTTCGCGGTGAAGCGCGGCTCCTGCCCGTAGGCGCAGGCGATGGCCTGAGCACCGCAGAGCGCGACACCGCCGACGTTGATCGAGCTGGCGATGGTCGGGATCTCCGGGATCTCGCGGATGATGCAGCCGTCCCAGATGAGGTCGCCGCCCTGGAAGAGCGGGTTGTCATCCATCGCCTTGCCCTCGCGGGCGCGGGCGTCACGGTTGGCGTTCTGCATGGCCGTGTCCTCGGAGAGGTCACGGAAGCAGAGGCTGTGCGCGAAGATCATGTAGAACTCGCGCCCCGAGCCATCATCGAGACGGATCGGGCGGATGTGCGGGTCGGCGCGCTTGGCCAGGCGCTTCATCAGCGAGATGGAGGCCGTGCCGAACTTGTCGCCAGCCGCGCCGTAGCCCGAGTTATCGATGGTCGCGAGGGCGGTCGCCAGGGTCGTCGAGAAGTTGGCGGTCGAGTTGCCGAACAGGACGCGGTCCTGGTTGGCCGTGAGCCAGGTTGTCGCCTCGCCCGAGGTGGCCGCCACGTTGCGCCCGGAGTTCAGCGGGGTGTGCACCGTCTTGACCTGCACGCCATCCGACACCACGCTGAACAGGGCGTCGATGATGTCGCTGCGGAGCTTGTCCATGCTCCACTCCTTCAGCAGCGGACGCACGGCGTTGCGGGCGTTGCTGAAGTCGTAGTGCTCCTGCTCCTTGTCGAGCTCAATCGCAGCGCGACGGAACTTGACGCTGACGGAGTGGGTGTGCTTGCCCAGCCCCTCCTCGTTGCCGGAGAGCCTGGTCGAGCCCTCGACGCCGGAGCCCTTGAGGCGGCTGACCAGCGGCATGGTGATCGACTTGCCGGACTTGGTCGCCTCATAGAGCGTCTGGATGATCGAGGTCGGCGTCGTGCCCATGTAGGGCTTGAAGCCGGACTCGCGCACGTACTCGCGCCAGTATTCGCGCCGATATGCGATCTCATTGAGATCGCTCGGCGTGACAGTGGTCGTCATGGGGGATCGTCCTCACCGAGAGGTGGACGATGGCCCGCGTTGGGGCGGCGTGTTACCGCCGCTTGCCTGGGGCCATCATCGAGTTGAAGAAATCCCTTGAGCCGACCGCACTCTGCGGCGCTGCGGCGCCGTTGGGTGCGGCGGCGATCGAGGGCGGGAGGCTGGAGGGCTGTCGGCCCTGCCTCAGCTCAGCCATCACCTTCTCGCGGACCTGCTGCTCGACCTTGGCGCGGAAGCCCGCCAGATCGGAGCCGACCTCGCGGACAACCTGCTGCTGGCGGTGCCAGTCGATCAGGGCGCCGTAGGGGTCGGACTGCTGGACGAATGCCTGGGCGACGCCGGCGGCGTGCGCGGCCTGGAGAGCGGTGTCCACCGCCTCGTTGCCGTGCGCGCGTCGGGCATGCTGCTCGGATACGTCCGCACGGTAGCTCAGCATCTGCTGCTGCACGTGCTGCATTTCCTGCTGGCGGGTCTGTTCGGCCGCCTGCAGGCGCTGATCCACCGCCCGCTGGAGCTCGGCGTAGTAGCGCTCCGGCTCAGCGACAGGGTCG